ATCAATCAATCACGCAAATAGCCGGTGAACTTGGATATTCAAATATTAGTAAATTTGCGCGAGCCTTTCAAGAAGTGTTTGGAATGCTTCCAAAGGATTACCGTAAAGCAAAAAAGTGATTTAACTTTTGAGCTGTTTTCTTGATTTACTTTTCCCTTTGGAGTAGTTAGAGACTGCAAACCGGTGTAGAATGACAGTGTAGTTAGTTATTGCTAACTACACTGTCATTTTATTTTAAGGAGGTTTCAAAGATGGAACAAACGGTGAAGAAAAAGTTTGGCATTCGCGATATTATGACGATTGCCGCAATGATGGTCATCAATTTTGCTATTGCAATGATAATTGGTATGGTTACATTGCCTTTTCCGGTAGTATATTTGTACGGCTCTGCCGGAATTGATGCATTTATCGGCGCAATCTTTTATCTGGTTGCAGCAAACCGCGTCAACAAACACGGACTGTTGTTTGCATGGGCTGCGGTTTATGGGGTGATTCAAGGAGTTATGGGTTATATGTTCTTGATTCCCTATTTCTTGATTGTAGCTCTCGTTGCCGAACTGTGCATGGTTGGCAAGAATACATACCAAAGTGCGGTTCGTAACCGAATTGGCTGGATGGTTAACTCAATCGGTAATTTTGTAGGTTGTGCCGTACCGTTGTGGTGGTCCTGGGACAGTTATCAGGAAATGGCTGCAAACAGTGGTTTTGATGCCAACACCTTAAATATGCAGCTCTCTATGGTAACGTCTCCTGCGCTGATGCTTTTGGGCGTTGTTATTACTGCGGTTCTTGCAATCCTCGGCACGTTGTTTGGCCAGCGTCTGCTCAGAAAGCATTTCCAAAAGGCAGGCATTGTAGGATGATGGCCGTATCAAAAAGCAGACGGATTGATCGAATTGACGGGCGCACAGTTCTTTTCCTGACGCTGTGCGCTTGTCTTGTTACTTTCCTTACAACAAGTTTTTTAGGACATGGAATTTTTACCCTTTGGATTTGTTTGATCCTGTGCTGGTTTGGTTTGTTTCGTCAGGCGATTGGGTGCTTTTCAATTTATATGGTTGCACTTGTATGGCTACTGATTGAAATGAAATATAAAATCAGTGTCCCATCTCCACTGTTGCTCAGCATGGTTTACAAACTTTTGCTTCCGGCTATGCCTGCCTATCTTCTGGCTAAAATCCCCTCTGGGAAATTAACGGCCAGCTTGAGAAGAATGCCGATTTCTACCCATATCATGCTTGTATTGATCGTCATGCTCCGCTTTGCGCCGACTGTGCTGCATGAATTTGGAGAAGTCAGGGAAGCCATGAAAATTCGTGGCTTCTTAAAATCGGTCGGTAATGTTTTGAGGCATCCAATGGACACGTTGGAATACGCCATTGTTCCGATGGTGTTCCGCTCCTTAAAGATCGCGGACGAGTTAGCAGCTTCTGCCATAGTCAGGGGAATTGAAAGCCCCTACAAGAAAGAAAGCTACTATGTCAGCCGGATCGCTGTGCTGGATTGCGTTTTGATTATTGTCAGCGTGGGAGCTGCCGTGTGCTGCTGTCTTTTATAGGAGGAATGGAATGGGAAAAGAAATTATGATCCGTGACCTGACCTTTTCCTATGGCGGGAACGGAAATCAACTGGAACATATATCATTAGACATTGCCGCTGGGGAGGTCATTGTTATGACCGGCCCATCGGGAAGTGGGAAAAGCTCTTTGACAAGAGTAATTAACGGCCTGATCCCCTACTTTTACGAGGGAGAATTAAGCGGTGAGGTTTTTGTGGATGGAAAACTGCTGAAAGAGATTCCTTCCTGGGAACGCGGCAAAATCGCAGGAAATGTATTTCAAGACCCGAGGAGCCAGTTTTTTGCCAATGAGGTCGCAGGCGAGATTGCTTTTGGCTGTGAGAACTACGGTTATTCCCATGAAGAAATTCAGAACCATGTTCACCGGGCAGCGGCGAACATCAAGATTCAGGATATTTTGGATCACAGCCTGCACAGCCTGTCCTATGGAATGCGTCAGAAGGTTGCGATTGCATCCGCAGAGGCGATTGATCCTGAAATCTATGTCATGGATGAACCGTCTGCCAATCTGGATATTGCATCTACCTACCGCTTTGCAGATATTATTCACGATTTGAAGAAGAAGGGAAAAACCATCATTATAGCGGAACACCGGCTTTATTATCTGATGGATCTGGCAGACCGTTTCCTGTGTGTCCAGAAAGGGAAAATTGTGCGGGAATTTACTGCACAGCAGATGAAAGCTCTGACTAATAAGGAAATCCAGGCGCTGGGGCTTCGAACTCCTAACCTGCATCAGATTGAGCAAACGGAAATCCCGTCTGCGGCAACCAGTGAGGTTGTTCTGGAAGTGAAAAAACTGAACCACTCTTTTGGTGAAACGATTGTATCTAAGGATATTGACTTTCAATGCCATAAGGGAGAAGCGATAGCCCTGATCGGCCCAAACGGGACGGGCAAAAGCACCATAGGGCGAATCTTGGCAGGGCTTTTGAAAGAGAAATCCGGCGAAGTCGTTTTATTCGGAAAGCATTGTAGACCGAAAGGCCGCTTGGGAAAGGTCTGGTATATTCCCCAGGATTTAGACAGTCAGCTATTCGGTGAGGATTTGCTTGACGAACTGACTACCGGCGCAGAAGTCAACCCGGAGCGGAAACAAGCGGCGGAAGAAATCCTGGAGGCCCTGGAACTGACGCCATTCATCAAACAGCATCCCTCTACGCTGTCAGGAGGGCAAAAGCAGCGGCTGGCTCTTGGCGTGGCTCTAATGCACGAAGCGCCGATTATCGTACTGGATGAACCGACAAGTGGGCTGGACGGTACGAATATGCGGAATGTCAGCCGGATGATCCGCAAGCTGGCGAAAATGGGGCGCACCATTATCGTCATTACCCATGACGCGGAGTGTGCGCTTGCCTGCTGTGAGCGGGCAATACGCCTGGAGAACGGCTGCATTACCGATGATTTTCAAATCAGAGGCGCAGAGCTTCTCTTAGACAAAATTGGATATGACAAAAAGGAGGGTTAGAAATGGCACAGCAAAACAAGAAGCAGCCGATAGCGAAAACCGGACTGGCACGCTGCCTGGAATTGGCTTCCGGCCATAAAGGGTTGGTGTTCCTGGCAGGATTTTTGGCGGCGCTGGCTGCGATCTGTTCTTTTGTTCCGTACTTATCAATCTACTACATCATTCGGGAAATCCTGTTTGTTTACCCGGATATGTCGCTCTTGAATGTTTCCGCAATCTCGACCTGGGGATGGCTGGCCCTGGCTGGAATTTTGGGGAACATCGTATTTTACTTTTTTGCCCTGTTGTGTTCCCACGTTGCGGCGTTTGGAACGCTTTATGAATTGAAGGTGGCCTTTGCCGACCACATCATGCAGATTCCCCTTGGGTATCATCTGACCCTGGGCAGCGGCAAAATGAGAAAGATCATGGATGAAAACATTGAAAGTGTTGAGAAATTCATCGCTCACCAGCTCCCGGACTTTGTGGCCTCTTTGGTCGCGCCGCTTGTTCTGGTTATCATTCTTCTTGGAATTGACTGGCGGTATGGCGTGGTTTGTCTGGTCGGTATTGTTCTGGCCTTTATCGTGCAGTTTGCGGGCTTCAACGGAGAAGCAAAGGAAAAAATGCACCGTTTTCAGACCGCTCAGGAGAACATGAACAGCGCTTCTGTGGAATATGTACGTGGTATGTCGGAGATCAAAGCATTTAATCAGACCGCCGATTCCTTTAAGCGGTTGGGCAAATCCATTACAGACTATACCTCTTTTGTGTTGGAGTACGCATTGGGCTGGCAGAACTGTATGCCTGCTTTTACCACGATCATCAACAATATTTATCTGCTTTTGATTCCGGTGGGCATTCTGATCGGGATGCACACTACGGATTTCAGGGAGTATTCGCTGACATTTATTTTCTACCTGATTATTGTCCATGCGATTTCCGGTGTCCTGAATAAAATCATGTATATCTCTGAGTCCTTTACGCAGATTGACGGCAGCGTGGAGCGTATGGATGAAATCCTGCGTATCCCGGCCCTGCCCGAAAAGAGTACGGCGCAAGCAATCGAAAACTATGGGATTGCTTTCCGGGATGTCAGCTTTTCCTACGAAGCCGATTCCCAGGTCAAGGCCCTGTCTCATGTTTCTTTCTTTGCGGATCAGGGCAAGGTGACAGCCATTGTCGGCCCCTCCGGTGGCGGTAAAAGTACCATCGCCAGCCTAATCTCCCGGTTTTATGATGTGACGGACGGAAGTATTCAGATCGGCGGCGTTGACATTCGGGATATTCTTCTGGATGCGCTGATGGATAAGGTCAGCTTCGTATTTCAGGATACGTTCCTGTTCAAACAGAGCATCCTGGATAACATCCGTATGGGAAATCCAGATGCCACGGAAGAACAGGTGATTGCGGCGGCAAAGGCTGCAAGATGCCATGATTTTATTGAGCAGCTTCCAAACGGTTATCAGACTGTGATCGGCAGTACCGGCGTCCATCTCTCCGGTGGTGAGCGTCAGCGGATTGCCATTGCAAGGGCTATCGTAAAAGACGCGCCCATCATCGTTCTGGACGAGGCTACTGCGTTCAGTGACCCGGAGAACGAGTACCTGATTCAAAAAGCCTTTGAAAAGCTGATCCAAAATAAAACAGTTGTAATGATCGCCCATCGCCTGTCCACGATTCGTAATGCTGACCAGATACTTGTCATGGAAAAGGGCTGCCTGATTGAATCCGGCACCCATGACGAGCTGCTGAAGAAGGACGGAAAATACGCGCAGATGTGGAGCAGCTATACGGAGTCGATCAACTGGAAAATTGGCACAGGAAAGGCGGTGTGATCTATGAGTAAGCTGAAAGAAAAGTTAATGCTGTCGGAGAAAGGCTATTCCGACCTGAAAAAAGCAATTACGGCCTGCACAATAACCAATATCGCGTTATTGCTCCCATCAATGGTAGCCTGCCTGATCTTTTGGGAGCTGTTAAAGCCGTTTACGGGAGAAGCAATTTCGTGGGCCGCGTTGTGGAAGCTGCTGGGCCTGGGGCTGGTGGCGGCTATTCTGGTATTCCTGGCCGCGAAAAACGATTATAGGAAAACCTATATTGCTTCCTATAAGGAGGCCAGCACGACCAGACTTCGGATCGCGGAGCATCTTCGCAAGCTCCCCATGAGCTTCTTTAACACAAAAGATTTGTCCGATATTACCACCAACATGATGGCGGATTGCAGCAGCATGGAATCCATGCTCAGCAGTACCATCCCGCCGCTGATTGCAAATATCATCTCTGTTACCCTGACCTGCGTTTGTCTGGCATTTTTTGACTGGAGAATGGCCCTTGCGATTTTCTGCACAATGCCGGTTACATTCCTTATCATCTGGTGCGGGCGCAAGCTACAACTTCGTCTGTTTGACAAACAGGTGGATGTGAAACTGGAGGCGTCTAGCCAGATTCAGGAATACCTGGAAGGTATCAAAATCATCAAATCCTGTGATCTTGGCGGTTCCCGCTTCGATGCGTTGGATAAAGCACTCCAGGCTATGAGAAAAATCGCCATCAAGGTAGAACTGGCCTCCGGTATTCTGGTTCAGGGAGCCAGCCTGATCCTGCAAGCAGGGCTTGGCATTACTATTTTCATTGGAACGGTGCTGATAACAAACGGTAAAATTGAACTGCTTTCTTTACTGGTTCTACTGATGTTCTCTACGCAAATTTACGGTCCGATCCTTGCCATTCTCTCGCAGTTGACCTCTCTGTTTCACTTGGGGACTGTTACCAACCGTATGCGTACCCTGCTGACCACGCCCGCCATGGAGGGCGAGGACAAGGATGTATCCAAATATGACATTGAACTGAAAAATGTCACTTTCGGATATAACCAGGACGATGTTATCAAGGATGTGTCTTTCTCTATTCCCGCTGGCAGCGTAACGGCTCTGGTAGGGCCTTCCGGCAGCGGCAAAAGCACGATTTCCAAACTGATCGCCCGTTTTTGGGATGTAAGAAAAGGCCAGATCACCATTGGCGGCATAGATGTCAGCACCATTGAACCGGAACACCTGATGCGCTGTATGTCCTTTGTATTCCAGGATGTGACCCTGTTCAATGATACTGTTTTTAACAATATCCGTGTAGGCAACATGAACGCTACCGAGGAGCAGGTCATGGCGGCGGCAAAGGCGGCATACTGTGACGAATTTATCCAGCGATTGCCAGACGGTTATCAGACTGTCCTTGGAGAGAACGGCAGCACTCTTTCCGGTGGTGAGCGTCAGCGGATTTCCATTGCCCGCGCGCTTTTGAAGGACGCACCTATTATTCTGCTTGATGAGGCAACAGCGTCCCTTGACCCAGAGAACGAGGTTTTGATTCAGCGTGCTATTGCAAAACTGGTGGAGGGCAAGACGGTTATTATGATTGCACACCGGCTTCGTACCGTTGCGGATGCCGACCAAATTCTCGTTCTTGATAACGGTAGACTGTTGGAACACGGTACACATGATGAATTGATGAAAAAGAACGGATTGTACCATAAACTGTTCCATATCCAACAGGAGAGTCTTGGTTGGGCTGTGTAAATTGTTTTAGAAAGGAGATGTTCCATGAAACTTCATGCGTCTGGGGAGGACTATCTGGAAACCATCCTTGTTCTCCAAAAGAAATTAGGTATGGTGCGCTCCGTAGATGTAGCCCGGCACATGAAGGTGTCAAAGCCCAGCGTGTGCCATGCGGTGGCTAACTTGCGAGACGGTGGCTTTCTCACGATGGATGAAGATTACTTTCTCTACTTAACCGATGTAGGCCGCAAGGTTGCTGAAAAAATTTATGAACGTCATTGCTTCTTTACGGAACAGCTTATTGCAGCTGGTGTTGATCCTGAAATTGCAGAAGTCGATGCCTGCCGGATGGAACATGTTATCAGTAGCGAAAGTTTTGCTCGACTAAAAGAAACAGCAATACAAGAAGGAAATTTTAGAAACAAAGGCGGTGATGACATGGGAAGTTAGTTGTGTTTGATATATCGGAATCTGGTAAAGAAATTGGAGAAAAATTGTTTATCCTTTTAAGTACAAAGCAACAGCAGGAATTGAAACAATTTATTATGGATATTGAGTGTGGAAAAATAAGACTAGCAGATATTTTATCTTGTCCTTTTGGTTCCCATGTTATTTGCTGCATGAATAAAAATGCTGGCAAAGCAAAGTTTGAAATCGAAAAAGATGATCTGTTTTTCTCTTTGGAACAGCGTCTTGTTATGATCCAAAATAAAGTGATTGCTCTTACTGCTAAGGAATTTGACATTCTGGCTCTACTGATCCGTCATCCCAAACGGGTATTTACCTATGAAATGATAACGGAACTGGTATGGGAAGAAGAATATGCTTCCTTTTCCCGAAAGGCAGTGAATAACCATGTAAGCAATCTCAGGCAAAAGCTCAAGGTTTCGCCGGATGTACCAGACTATATTAAAAGTGTATATGGAGTTGGGTATAAATTTGATTTAGATTAACCGAATATACATTATATACAAAAACAAATGAATAAAATTGTATTTATGATAGATTTTGCCGGAACAAGGACAGTTCTGGAAGATTTCAAGAAAAGAACGAGCATAAAAGTTTGTATAATTCCTTCAAATAGATAGAAGGAGGCGGATAATTGGCAAGCCTGTCTATCCCTCCTTGATTTGGAGGGAGGGCATGGTTATGCTACCGAGGTCAACATGCCGGCCTCGATGCTGCCGGCCAAATCTATCATTATGCCCCGTAGTCTGGTTTTGGATTGCGGGGTTTTTCCATTCGACAAAATATTATATTTTCCAACATTTCCCTTTCAATCAATTATTAGGGTTGTATGAGTGCGCGCCTGTCATCGGACAGACGCGCACTTTTGCGTTTATAGAAAAATTTTTTGTCTTTCTGTTCTCTGTGGGGTGTCGCTCCCCGCCCTCTGATTTCGGTTTTAGCTTTTCACACGCAAACAAATCGAAATTGGAGGAAATTTATATGAAACAAATCAATTTAAAGGAATATTACCCATTTTACACAACAGACACAATCGTAGAAGTGCCGGATGAAGTCGCTGATATTTTAAGAGCTTATAAATTACGCGATGAAGCATATCGGATTTATACATATCGACACAAAGCATATTTTTCTTTGGATTTTGGAGATGGAATTGAATATGAAGCCCTTGTAGATCAAAAATCACCAGCAGATATTTATGAACAGCATAGGGTGACTGAAATGATCTATAAGGGACTTGCTACTCTATCAGAAAAACAACGTCAGAGGATCTATGCACGTTATTTTCTCGGCAAGAGCCAAACGGAAATTGCCAGAGTGGAAAACTGCAGTAAAATCTCAGTTCATCAGAGCATTAACAGAGGTTTAAAACAGCTTCAAGAATATTTTTTAAAAAATAATTTATAAGCCCACTAACTTTTCCCTTAAAAATGTACTGTATTATGAAGGGACCTTTTGGCAGGACAAGCCATTGTGGTTGGATCGGACAGAACCGTTCCGATATATTTCCAATATGGAGCGCTTTGATTGCCTTCTCTCCCTCATGGTTCTTTGACAAGTGAATATACGTTGCTATGGGTACATCATTCTGCGTACCGAGCGGCATATAGGGCGGCGCCATGACAGACAGCCAAAGGAGGTGATGAACCCAGTTGTCCGAGCGATCCACGCAACCTATTAACCCGGCTGTGGCAGGTTCGGGCGCGACGACGGCGCAGATGACAATGGTACTTCTTCACGGCCTCCTAAAGACTTGGGGGGAGTTCCTGCGGCGTGCGCTTGCTCTGGCAAAGCGGCGACGACTGCGGGGCTATGATGCGGTCAAGCTGTCCGCAGCCCATAGCAACCCCTGTTCTGTGTCAACAGAACCTGCCGGGGATGCGTGGCAAATACGGCATATAAAATCGAAATCAGATACTATGAAGCCGGGCTTAGATTACAAGTCCAGGTCCGGCTTTATCCATGTGATTTTGATAGAGAATCAATTTACGGAAAGGAGCTGGAAAAATGGAACAAAAGACTTCTTATGCTGATAAACTGGTGGATATTCGCAGTGTATCCGTCAACAAGGAACTTCCGCGTGAAGAACGAATTGCCGAGTTCGTCAGACAGATCAAGAACCCCTGTCATTTCAGGTGTGGAAAGTTTATTGTGCGTGCTACTTATTGTACGGACGGAGCTGCATTAGAAGAATGTCTGCATGGTATCTTACGATAAAAATTTACATTTTAGGGGCTGTTTTTTCCCGCATGGAGCGTTATAATAAGAATCGGAAAAGGAATTGAATAACAATAAGGCATATTGCACTCCTTGAATTGCGGGGATTTTTCCGTAATGAAAGGAGTGTTTCTGTATGCAGATTTATAAAGCTGCGAAGTATATCCGATTATCTTATACGGATGATAAGTCAAACGAAAGTGACAGTGTTGGAAACCAAAGAAAGCTGATTGAGGAATTTGCCAGCCACCACCCGGAGATCGAACTTGTTTCGGAACGAGTGGACGACGGTTATAGCGGTGTGATTTTTGATCGCCCGGCTTTCAAAGAAATGATGGATGACATTATGGAGGGAAAGATCAACTGTGTGATTGTAAAGGATCTTTCCAGACTTGGACGTGAGTATATTGAAACCGGCCGTTATATGAGACGTGTTTTTCCGGCTTATGGTGTACGTTTTATTGCTATCAACGATAATATCGACACAATCAATGAGTCCGCCGGGGATGACCTTACGGTCTCCGTAAAAAACATTATGAACGAGGCTTACGCACGCGATATTTCTTTGAAAACCCGCAGTTCTCTTGAAACAAAACGTAAAAATGGAGATTTTGTCGGTGCTTTTACCGTGTACGGCTATCGTAAATCCGAAGAAAATCATAATCTCCTTGTGGTAGATGAATATGCCGCTCAGGTGGTACGAAGTATTTTCAGGATGCGCCTGGAAGGTTTCAGTCCTTATGCGATTGCAAATGAGCTGAACCGTTTAGGAACACTTTCTCCTCTTGCCTATAAGAAAATGAATGGTCTGCCTTGTGCAAGAAACGGATATACCGATCGAAAAGATTGTCGGTGGTCCTCTACTACGATTGTCCGTATTTTGCAGGACGAAACTTATACCGGCACTCTGGTTCAGGGAAAACAAGGCTCACAGCACTTTAAACTGAAAGAAATTGAAAACCGTCCTCAGTCCGAATGGATTCGTGTGGAACACGCTCACGAAGCGATTATTGAGCCCCACGATTTTGACCTGGTGCAGAAGATCCGGCAACTGGATACCCGTACTTCTCCCGGTAAAAATAAAGTCTATTTATTTTCCGGCATATTGATCTGTGGCTGCTGTGGCGCCCGTATGATACGAAAGACAAACCGCTATAAAGACAAAGAGTACCACTACTACTATTGCCCTACCGGGAAGAAGAGTGGCTGTACAAACCCTGTTATGGTAAAGGAAAGCGACCTGATGGAATGTGTCAGGGATAGTGTAAAAGGATTTGTTAATAATGTTGTTTCTTTGGAAGAAATTTTATCCGGTATCAATCAGAGCCGTATCAATAAAGAACTGATCCGGGAATACAGCAGACAGATCGCGCAGAACAATCAGCAGTTGGAGCAGATACGGACATTCAAAACCAGTCTTTATGAAAATATGGTAAGCGGATTGATCGAGAAGCATGAGTTTTTAAATTTGAAGAACACCTACAATGTTCGTATCACTCAGCTTGAACAGGCAATAGCCGCTTTAGAAGAAAAACGGACAGATGTTATGGAAAACCGCAGTGAACGTAACCGCTGGATTGAGAACTTCAAGAGATTTTCTGAAATCGAAGAACTAGACCGAAAGGTAATGATCCAGCTTGTTCACAGTATCAAGGTAGTTGGGAAAAATGAATTTCAAATTGAATTTAACTATCAGAATGAATATGAGAAAGCAATTTCTCTGATTGCTCCGGCACAGGAAAGGATGGTGGTCTAAGATGGCAAGAAAGAGCAGAAAACATATCGCAGAACCTATTTTTACATCGGTTTCTCCGTTTATCAATACCGCTTTATATATCCGCTTATCTGTGGAAGATAACAAAAAGCGTGGTAATTCTATCGAAACACAGAAAATGGTTCTGAAGGACTACCTTTCCAACAAACCGGAATTTCGCATTTATGATACTTACATAGATAATGGTACAACCGGAACCAATTTTAACCGTGAGGGATTTCAGCGTATGCTCTCTGACATTGAAGCCGGAAAAATCGACTGTGTAATCGTAAAGGATCTGTCTCGTCTTGGGCGTAACTCCATTGACAGCGGATACTACATAGAACAGTATTTTCCTTCTCATAATGTCAGGTTTATCGCTGTAACAGATCAGTTTGATTCCGAAAATCCTGATAACCTGCACGGTGGAATTATCCTTCCTCTGAAAAATATGATAAACGAAGCCTATTCACTCGATATTGGTCGTAAGATTAAAGCACAGGCAAGACAGGATATGAAAGAGGGAAAATTTGTTGGCGCTCGTGCACCTTTTGGATATAAAAAGGATCCTGATGACTGCCATAAGCTGATTGTGGATCCGGTGGCAGCTCCGGTTGTCCAGCAGATCTTTCAATGGGCATATGAAAAAGTTGGTCTGAACCGCATTGTACTGATGCTGAATGAAGGCGGCTATCCTGCACCAAGCAATTATAAGTATTCTACCGGGGAAATCACGCATGAAAATTTAATAGGAGAAGGTTTCTGGCAGACACGTACCGTAATGAAGATCCTTAAAGAAGAAAAATATACCGGCGATATGGTTCAGGGCCATACAAAAACTGTTGCACATAAACAAAGACCTGCAGGAAAAGAAAACCTTATTTCTGTCGCCGCTACCCACGAAGCCATAGTTTCCAGGGAAGTTTTTGATGAGGTCCAGAAGTACCGAATAGAAGTTGCCGAAAAATACAAACAACAAGAAAAGATTCCATATTCTCCAAATATTTTTAAAGGATTGATCTTCTGTTCTCATTGTGGCAGAAGTCTGCACCGCCAAAGAGCACGCCGAAAAAAGGGAGATGTTTACCGTTTTCAATGCCTTACTCCCAGCAGGGTTCATAAGGAAAAATGTGTCGGTGTTTCCATAAAAGAAAATGAATTGATAGATACTGTGATCGACATTCTGAAAAAGGAACTCTCCGCTGCTTTAGGAGATTATGCCCTTTTAGTTGAGGATGGAACCCAATGGCGTAAAAGGGAAAAAGAATTGCAGGATCGCCGCAATACCGCCAGCCGTATGATCCAGCAGAACCAGGATCGTATTCAGGTATTGTACGAAGATATGGTAAGCGGCCTGGTAGATAAAGACGATTTCTTTCTTTGGAAAAAGAACTATGAAGATAAAATGAGCTCTGCCAAAGCAGAACTTGCAGAATGTGAAAAAGTAGCCATAGAGATAAAAAAACAATTTGAACAGTATAAGACGCTTGAAAAAGACGAAAAAGAACTGAAAGCTGGATGTACATTAACTGCAGAGCTTGTATCACGTTTAATTGAGCGTATTGAAGTGGATCACGATAAACATGTCTCTATCAGATTCCGCTTCCGTACAGAGTTTCAGGAATACAGCAAGGCGGTGGCACAATGAAAAAATATGTGATTGCTCTATATATCCGTCTGTCTTTGGAAGATTTCAAAACAGACAGTTTAAGTATTTCCAGCCAGCGCATGATCCTTCAAGAACACGCTGCCGGCTTAGAAGAATACGGAAATGCAGAACTGATGGAGTTTGTAGATAACGGGTATAGTGGGGCAAATTTTGAACGCCCTGCTGTTCAGGAACTTCTTGATCTGGTACGTGCAAACCGAATTGACTGTATCATGGTAAAGGATTTTTCAAGATTTGGGCGCAACAGTCTAGAGACAGGTTACTTTATAGAACGGGTATTCCCGATCTTTCATACCCGTTTTATTTCTGTGAGTGATGATTTTGATACGAAAAAGCTCAAAGGCGATACCGGTGGTATGGAGGTTGCCTTCAAATACCTTATCAGTGAATATTACAGCCGGGATATGTCTGTTAAGACCAAAACCGCAAAGTATATGAAGATGCGCCGCGGTGAATATCAAAGTAAGATCTGCCCGTATGGATATTGTAAAGGTGACAATAACCGAATGGTCCCTGATCCAGAGACCTCCTGCGTTATTCAGATGATTTTTGAATATGCTGCGTCCGGTATGAACAGTGCGCAGATTGCCAGAGAACTTCATAGTCAGGCAATTCCTACACCGGGCGAATACAAGGCTCTCAAAGGCCAAAAGTATCACGATGTATCAAGGACAAATGGTGTATGGTCTAATTCAACCATTTTGAGACTGTTAGCAGACGAACGTTATATCGGCACTTATGTGATAGGAAAAAAGACTGTAACAGAAATCGGCGGAAACCGTATGCGGACAAAAGATGAAAGCGAATGGATCAAGATTCCAAATCATCACACCCCATTGGTTAGCAAAGAACTTTTCGAGAAAGCTAATGCTTCCATTAAGCGGTTTAAAATTCCAAAACGAAAACAGCATAGTTATCCCCTTCGAGGAAAGGTATTTTGCGGCTCCTGCAAACATGCTATGCACCGTTCCAATGAGACTATTTATCGCTGCAGGTTTTCCTATATGGATTCTTCACAGCCTTGCTATGGTATGACGATCCGGGAAAGCGAATTGGAATCCATAGTATATGAATTTCTTTGTAAACAGTTTGAAGTATCTTTGGGGATTGATGGGCCGAATGAATTAAAACCTGTTGATAAGGTTGCAGTGAGACGAGCTGAATTTGATAATCAGATCTTTGAGCTGCAGGAAGAAAAGCGTAAACTGTATGAGGCGCTTGTAATAAAGCAAATTGATGTTAACCTCTATAAAGAACAGAAAGCACTTATTGAACAGCGATTGCTTGAAGTACAGAATACAAAGGCTGTTGTAATGACACGACTGGAGGCTGAACAACAGGAAAAAGAACGTCAGCACCAGCAAAAAGATGTATTACAGTCTTTGGTTGAAAACAAAGGACTGACTTCTGAACTTGTTGATATGCTGATTGAAAAAATCTTTATTTACCCTAACAAGAGGGTTGAGATCGTGCTAAAAATAAAAAATGACCTGGCATAACAGCTCAGGGTATATTGATAAAGCCAGTTAGGAATTGCGGTTCTTAACTGGCTTTTAGAAGTTGAAAAAAATCTTCATATTTTTTTGTCGTGGACTTGACATAAGGGTGCCTGAGATCATGAAAACGGATATGCCTAAACCCGTTTGCTTTCAGCAATTTCGGAAAACTCTGCGTCACATAACCGGGTTTGATTAAATCACCAATTTCATTTACACAGACATATCCCAGATATTCTTTGATATAGCTTCGTCCGCATAAACGACGATTTTCCGCCTGCTCCTCTTTTAATGCAAGAAGTCTTTCCTTCACAAAAGGGACAAGCGGCAATGTTCTCCTGCTGGATTTTGTTTTCGTGGTATCAGACGCAACGATAACTTTTTTACCATCTACATTACATTGCGTAACCGTATGCCGTATCACAATGGTATTCTCCTCAAAATCAATCGCATCCCATTTCAGACCAACCGCCTCACTGCGACGTAATCCATAGAAAGCACCAAAAAGAATCGGCAACTCCAACTTCGTTCCTTTCGCTGCTTCAAAAAGTGCATTGATTTCATTCGCATCATAAAAGCTGCCTACATACTGCTTCCTTTTCGGGCGTTCCACCTTATCTGCCGGATTTACCTCAATCAAATCAATCTTTACAGCATATTTCAGTGCTTTATGAATATTGGCATGATAATGAATGACAGTTGAGGCACTGACGCGTTGCAGCTCATGAAGGTAAAACGCTTGAATATCTTTTGCCGTTAAACCTTGAAGTGTAATTTTTCTTTCTCGGAAGTAAGGTATTATGTTTTTATTAACGATTTCCGAATAAGAAGAATATGTCGGAACCGCAACCGATCCCTTAATAATATTCAGCCAGCTTTCCATGTAATCCGAAAATAACATATTCGCCTCTATTCGCTTTGGTTCTTCCGGAACAAAATCACGTTTTATATCTGCCAGAATTTTTTCAGCTCGCCTTTTATTTCCTTTTACGGGCAATCCCGTAGATACCCATTTTGACTTCCTTTTTCCGGTATAATCCTTATAATTCAATACAGCGTAATAGTAACCTTTCTTTTCAGTAAGATGTCCTGCTACCATAGTAAATACTCCTTTCCATAAAGCAGAAACACCTACCTGTACCTGAATTATATTATAACAGAACTTCACTGGCTTCTCAAAAAATTCAAGCCGTATTTATCATTAAATAGATGTTTCTTCTCCGCCGATACATAAATATGTAAAAAGATGTGCCTTTGGAATACGATACGCCCTGCCTACCTTTAAACAACAAATTTTCTTTTCCCGCAAAAGTCGATAGCCTGTTTTCGTACTAATCCCGAGAACCTCGCACATCTGCTCAACCGTCATGATGTCCGGATACTCTTTCAGCATGAGCTTATAGGCATCTTTTTGAGAAATATTCAATTTTCCCATGTGTCTCACCTTCCTTTTTGCCGTTATCTCAATCTTCTCTAAACATAAGAAAGGGGAAATCCTCCATTGATAAGGACTTCCCCTTTCCTACGTTTTTTCATATCTGTAAGATTAGAATTTATTGATGCATTTGTACCATTAAAATAAATACCGTGACAGTGATAAATATAATTCTCTTTCTTCGCTTACTTTTTGTTTCTCCAGATTCGAGTTCCGATTTTTCAACTTCGCTTCTACAATCAATTAAAATTGAAATCAACCATAATACTCCAATAATAATTCCTTGTGCTATAAACAAGCTTCTTGTGTACAGCATATAAATAACCATGAAAACAATAATTGTCAGTAAGCCGGTAATTTGACACCCCGTAATTACATTTTTAATTTTATCCTCTTTTTCCGCTCCCAGCGAAATCTTGAATATGCCGGAAAATAAAAGAACCGGACATTTTATAATAAAAAATTCATTTGTAAAAATCATCCACAAGAAAGGATGTTTAACACCTGAAGTTGTAAAGCAAAACATGAACATATAAGCATATAATGATACAAATAGCAAACACAGAAGGCAATATACCATCGCATCCCCAATAGCTGCAAGTAAATCATTTGAATCTCTAATCTCTGTTACAAACATCTTTTCCTCTCCTTCATTGCTAAAATATTTTTACATCATCTTTTATTAAATTATAGCATAATTCCCTCTTCTACAAGGCGAACATCTTCCTAAAATCTTTTTAAGAACATAACAGGCGGCTGTTGGTACAGCTCCACAGGAATTTCACCTTATCTCATGCCTATGAGGATACCGTACAATGCTGTGAGGGCGTTCCATACGGGAGTATCATTATCCTATATTAAAGATCATCGCTCATAGATTACCACTCTACTCACAGCCAGACTTTATCCGCTCACTTATTCATAAGGTCTTGGCGCATCTGCTGCTTGGCTCCCCTTAATACAAACGTACCTGTTGTCTATATACTGTGCAAACAGCACTTTCTTTTTCAAAGAACAACTAGGTTTTTAACCTATATCAGCTATCAAAAAATATTTAATAACTGGTATAGATCAAAAAATGTATCCGGTGGTACGGAAAGGGGGAAAGCACATACCACCGTTTTCAAAATTAAGAAATTAGGCTGCTTTTGTCACTTTAAAATCAAGAATTTTTGTAATCAACTTAATTTCAAGCAACTCTCTTTTTTCATCATCTACATAACATCTTGGCATGCCATTTTCATCATAGAACCATCGCATAGACAAATATGAGATATATGCCTCATAATGCTTTAAAACCATACGGATTGCTTCCGTGTCCCCATTAGATGCAGCTTTAATAACCGGAAACGCAAGCAATCCATATCCGCTACTCTTTTTCTGTTGCATTGACTTTAACCTCCAATTTGATTCTCAATTCCATGATAGAATGTGTCTTTTTCCTCTGAACGGTTGAACGGAACGAATGAAGAACCTCAGCTATCTCCTGATCTGTCATATCAAAAAAGTAAGAAAGCAAAATGATCTGTTGCTTTTCCTTCGCCAAAGATTCTATCGCCTCCGCAAGCCTGTCATTCTTAATTGAAATGCTCTGATCCATGACTTGAAAATATGTACTCTCAAAAGAATACTCATCCATCACCAGCAGTTTCTTCCTTTCATATTCCGATAACCCTGTAAAACAGATTTCTCTTTCTAATCTGCGCAGACGGATTTTTTCAATATTCCGACTCTCCTCTCTTAGCACCTTCCGGCATAATGCATCAAATTGGTGTCTGATGGTTTTTATCTGAGATGGTGATAGTTGCATAAGTTTTCACCCCCTCCCATACGCCGAGGGTCAGCTTATTTCCCTTTCACTCTCTATCCCAACAGTCAGATGCCGTTTTGCTCATTTTTTCAAAAATTTTTCTGATTTAAAGCAAACATCGGTGTACAAGGGGTACAAACAAGATAAAATAGAAATGAGGGGCGATAGAGCGGAAATGTCAGATTTTCCACTCTATCTGAACACGGTCGCTGGTGGCCTTGATCGTAGAGATCAAACCATCGGCGGCTTTTCTTTTGTCGTCAAAATCTATGCTGTCCCAGTTGTCGAGATAATAGGATAACTTCTTTATCTGCTGGGGAGATATGGTTTCAACGCTCAATTCAGCGATTGCCTTTGAAATGGTCTGGCGTCGGGTGTCCAGTTCTTCAATTTTTTTGTTAGCGTAGGCAAGCAAGGTCGCATTGGCTCCGGTCAGCGTATCCAGCAGCTTTTCAATTTCTGCCTCCACCTGTGCCAGC